TGGGTCTTAAAAAGGATTACACAGGAAATATATTAATAAATGTTTTTAACAAGCAAGGTGATATTTTCAGAAAAATTAATCTTAGAGATTGTTTCCCTATGTCTCCTATCACTGAAATGGGTCTAAACTATACACAAACATCAATTTACAAATTGACTATGCAATGGGCAGTTGACTATTTCGATGATATATTTATATAAATAATTAAAAAATGGCAGGATTACCACATTTTACATCGTCAAAAGCAGCGGTACAATTATACGAACCAGTATACCTTAATCAGTTTGAGGTTATTATTCAACCACCCGCTGGAGTTGCATTAGAGCAAGGAAACAACGGAAGAAGCTTGTTAGTGGAAAACGTTTTATCTGTTGCTGGTTTAACAGTTGATAAAAACCCAGGTATAGCAGAACAAAGATATAAGTTCTCTAAAAGAAGATATGCTGCAGGTGCAGTTGATGATACAGGAGTTAAAGTAAGAATTGAATTTGAGACTAACCTTAATGATAATAACAGTAACTATGTGTTTAAAACACTTAGACAGTGGTCAGATCTTATTTACAATCCTTTAACTGGTGCTACTGGTATAAAATCTACTTATGCAGGAGGAACTTATATTTTAATATCAGTATTTAATAAGCAAGGTGATGTATTTAGAAGAGTTAAACTAATTAATTGCTTCCCAGTAGATCAAATAAAAGCTTTAGATCTTGATTACACTAACGGTACAACACCTTATAAGATAGCTTTATCTTTTAGAGCTGACTATTTCGAGGACATTTTTAACTAATAAAAATAAAACAAATATATAAATGGAGGCTCTACAAAGTCTCCATTTTTTGTTTTCATAGAAATCAAAAATGTAGATATTAAAATAATATGGACGACGATTGTGAATCAGAAAAACAGAACAAGAATATCATCAGTATGTTTGGTCTTAGCAACTTTCTTCAATCCCTTCGGATTCGATATCCTTTTTGCAACGATAATGAAATGGACAAATTCCTACTGGCATACAGTAGCGATTTTTTACTTCCTTTCGGCTCTTTTCTTTGGATTTTATTTCTTTTTGTCATCAAATAAGAAACTAAAACCCGGAAAAAAAGTAGAATAAGATATAAGATAAGTTATGGCAGATAATACAAATGACGAATTGCTTAATGAGCTCAATAAAAGAGAAGCGCAATCTAAATTCCAATATGACAATGATCCGGACGTAGGATCATATGAAATACCCAATTGGATAGATAAAGAATCAGATACAACAAAAGATACGCAACCTATTGGGAACCAATCAATTACACCACAAAATAGTAATTTAGGGAAAGTAAATATGAATAGGAATCCTTTAGGAATGGAATCAGAATGGAAAAATATTCCAGTTTCCAATCTTCCTTCTAAGGGATTTGGATATCCTGACGGATTTGAGATTGCTATAAGAGCCGCGGGAGTAAAAGAAATAAGACACTACTCAACAGTAGATGAAGACGACAGATTAGATCTAGACGATAAATTAAATACCATAATTTCTAAATGTATGAAGATAAGATGGAATGGAGGTATTCTAGAATCTTATGATTTATGGTATGAGGATAGATTTTATATTATAATGGCAATTAGAGATTTTACTTTTATTAGGGGTGAAAATAAAATACTTCTACCAGTAACTAAAAATTGTAAAAAAGAAGATTGCAATATACCCGATATGATAGAGCTAAGATCCAACATCTTAGATAGCTTTGTTGTTGATGATGAAATATTAAAAAGATATAGCAGAGATAGCTATTCATTTAAGTTTGTACCAAAGGATGGATCTGAAGAAATGAATCTTTACATTCCTACTGTTGGAGTAACCACAGTATGTAGAAAAATATTATCAGAAAAAAGAAGAAAAGGAAAAACTTTTGATGAAAGTTTTGCTAAAGTCGCTTCTTTTATTATTCCAGATTGGAGAGGACTAGATGAGAGGTTATATGACCAATACGAGAGAGCTTCTGGAGAATGGTCACCCCTGCAATTCTCTATTGCAGATCAAATAACAGAGAAGATAAACTTTGCTACAAAATCAAGAATCAATAGTAAATGTGAAAGCTGTGATGGGGAGGTCACAGCAGAGATTTCCTTTCCCGGAGGGTACAGATCTCTTTTCGTTATTTCAGATATCTTTAGCCAACTACTTTGATATTAAATTTAGACTCTGGGAAGAATTTAAATTATCAATAGATTATTTGGAGGATTTACCTTTCTACGAATATCAACTGTTTATAGATAAGCTTAACGAAAGAATAGAAAGAGAAAATAAGAAAAACGAGCAAGGCGAATTAGTAGAAGCATTTGCATTTTCAAAGCCAAAAAGATAACTTTTTGGCTTTTTAGGTATATAAATAAAAAACAATTTTGGCAGGAGAAACAGGAACATCAGGAGCAGCAGGATCGGAATTTCCTGTTTTTAAAGCAGGTGAAGGTGCTTTTGATAGAGCTAAATACGAAGAACAAGACAAAGCAAGAGTTGTATCTGATGGAGTAAATGTCAGATTGACTGGTAAAGAAATTGACGAGGATCTTAAGGTTAAAAAAAAATCTGCAGACGAGGTTATAAAAAATGCCAGAAAGTTCTATAATGAATCCTTTGAGAAGAATTTAAAAGAATTAGGGGAGGGAATAGACACCAAAGCTATATATTTTACAGAAGCTTATTCAGGTGCAGATTCGGACAGGAGTACAATAGGCAGAAAAATAGATAAAGGGGAAACTATAGACGGGAAGGAGATTTTTGAAATGTCTAAGCAAGCTGCAGAAAATAAAATAGGAAATGCTAAACTTCTTAAAGACGGTAGGGTTACTGATATAGTAGAAAATCTGGGACTAAGAGATGTAATGGAATTCGATTCATATGAGGACGTACAAAGCGATTTTGACAGTAAAATAAAGGACGAAAAACTTAAATTCGATCCACTACTCGATAAGTTTTCTGAGGTACTAGACTATTTTGGGGTAAAGTCTCAACCTGCAGCTAGCCAATATGCTCCTATTTTATATACTCCTGAAAATATGGCTATAATTTCTGCTTTAGCAAAAGTTCTAGAAGCTGAAGGATTTACTAATGAGAGTATTACCAAAATGTCAAAAGCATATGATGATAACATAAAAAAACTAATAGAAAAAAAAGAAGGAAAAAAAGCGGAGGATGTAATAAAAGAAGCTGCACAGGAGGCTAAAAAGGAAGAACCGAAGACAAAAACGGATGAGACAAAAATTGAGGAGAAGAAATCTCCATCTGCTACTGGACCTGCTTCTACAAATACCCCCACAGGAACAGCAGGAACAACAGGAGACGTAAAACCTGTTGAGGGATCTTCCACTACATCCAATGTTGAAAAATCATCTACTGGTCCTACAGGTCCCGCTTCTTCGACGTCAGTAGAAAATTTAACAAATAAGAGTACAACTGGAGGAACAGGAGCAACAGGAGCAACAAAAGTTGAGGATACAAAAAAAGGTAATGAGAAGACTAAAAAGGGTGAGAAATCAAATACAGAGAAAGCACAAGATGCAATTTTAGAATCTCTAGGAATAAAAATAGGAGGAGATAAAAAAGAGGGTGAAGGAGGCGGAGAGGATGATAAATCTAAATCTAAAAAAGGAAAAGGAAATGCTGAGGTAGAAGCTGCACAGGATAAAATATTACAAGATTTAGGACTCTCGAAGAAAGCTGAGGATAAAAAAGATGGGGATTCTAAAGGAACAACAGAAAAAGCAAAGAAAGAAACCAAAGAAACCAAAATAGAAGACAAAAAACCAGAAACAAATCAACAAAAGTCTGAAACTTCTTCAAGTAGTACTTCTATAAAAGAAACACAAGTACAAAATTTAAATAGTGTTAGTGAACCTGCTAAGACTGAAACCAATACAACACAAACGAATACAACAACGACGGGTTCAACTGCTAATACAAACACAAGTACTAGTACGGCTACAAGCACATCTAGCTCCGATATGAATACCGCATCTACGAGTGCAGATAAACAAAAAGAAGACAGTAAAAAAGCAGAAGAAACTAAAAGTAAAGAGGAATCTGATAAGATGAGCAAAGATATGTCTGATGATATAAAAAGTATGGTGAGATTATTATCTCAATTAAATACTACATTACAGAATCCTCTTATTGTTATCCCTAATAAGAAAAATTTCAATTAGGGGTTTACTTTTTAAGTAAGAATTAATATATTTGTAAAAAATAAACCTAAATAATAAATTATGAGTAAAAACTATGAAATTACGAAAGAGCTAAGAGAAACAGTTCTTGAGTTTTTAAAAAACTATGCAGGCTACAAGGAATGTTTGGAACTTTTGGAAAATGAAGAAAAAATTGAATTTACTGAGGATGAAATTAATCAAGTCCTAAATCTCCTGGGCGTTTTTAGACTTATGGAAACTTTCCATATGGTTGAAAGATTCAAAATAGAAGTTACACCTTTAAAAACAGCCCAATCTGATGAACAATCAGAGCCTACCACAGAACAAGCAGAATAAGCTAGACGTACTCTATTTAAGAATGGCCAAAGTTTGGTCAGAGAACTCTCACTGTAAAAGAAGTCAGGTAGGTTGTCTAATAGTAAAAGATAGACAAATAATATCTGACGGATATAACGGAACACCATCTGGATTTCCAAACGAGTGTGAGGACTGTGATAATAATACCTTGCCTACAGTTTTACATGCTGAAGCAAATGCCATTACTAAAATAGCTAAAAGTACCAACAGCGCGGAAGGAGCTACACTTTACGTTACTCTTTCCCCCTGCTTTGATTGTGCTAAGATTATTATACAAGCAGGAATAAAAAGAATAGTTTACTTAGAAGTCTATAGAAATACGGATTCTTTTAAACTTTTCGAGGAGGCAGGAATAGAAATAAAAAAAGTAAACCTATAAACTAAAAAACTAGAAAAAAATTAAAAAATTATGGCGGCAAAGAATATTCAGGAATTGGCAGAAAGTTTTATGAGAACATCATCAGAGAAAGATTTTGTTGAATTATATAAAAGAATTAAACCGGGGTTATTAAAACATTGTAGATCTATATTAATAGAGCAAGAATCAGCAGAAGATGCAGTGTCTAATACAATGGCTAAAATATGGACAAAGATATCCCAATATGATTCAGCAAGAGGGAACTTTTCCACGTGGATCTATAATATAGCTAAAAACGAATCATTAGTTATAAAAAAGAACGAGGACAGATACATGCCTATTATACAAGAGGTAGTAAAAAATAATGATGACTCTGAAGAATATAATACAGCATCAATAAGAAGATCCCCGGTAACATTCGAATCTGATTTCGATTTTATTTCTGTAGAAAATGACGAAATGGAGGATTTATACGACAATGTTATAGAAAGAATGAATGATCTCCCAGAAATATACAAAGATATATTATTTGATAGGGAGATCCTTAGAATGAAATATCAGGAAATAGCAGATAAGTATGGTATGAAGAAAAGAGCCATTGCTACAAGAATTAGAAGAGCGAGATTAAAAGTTAGGGATATGTTTCCTGGTGTTAATTTGACTTTTAATGATTGATCGTAACTTTTTCTAATAGATAGATATAATTGATATGAATTATCCCTTTAAAAGAGTTATAACTGACATTAATAACTATTTCTTTATAAAGAAAACGATAAAGAAAAATAAAGGAACAATCGAGTGGGAAAAATTTAAGCTCAGGGTAGATTGGATAGGTAGAATATACACCGTAGTAAATTTACCACCTGAGGTTATTTATTCCCCAGATTCTCCTGATGAGATAAGACCTGCTTATGTTTTAGAAGAGTCTAGACCCCTTAATGAATATTTAACTAGATTAAATCTTCAAGAGG